TTTATTTTATTTATAAAGGTTAAGTATGACAACAAAAGTATTTCCAAGGTCGTTAAGAAGAGCCGGTGAAGGAGAAGGCCTTCCAAGTATAAGATTTTCAATTAAAAAATCATTACCAGCTGATGAATCTGAATTTCAATCAGTTCAATTATATATGCCATCAGGGTTACAGTTTACAGATGGTGCTAATTATAATGGAGTGAATTTAGGTGTTATCAATGCAGCAAAGCGATTTATTAATACTGCAAAAGAAGGTGAAAAATCTACAGCACAAAAATTTACAACTCCAGGTGAAGAAGTAGTTGCAGGATTAAAGTTATTAGATAAAATAGGAGTTGACCAAAATTTAATAGCTGCTCAGGCATTAGAACAAGGAGTGGCTTTTAATCCAGCAACTGCTCTTGCATTTGAAAATGTAAACTTAAGACAATTTTCCTTTGCATTTACACTTGTTCCTGAATCAGAAAAAGAGTCAAGAGATATTAGAGATATTGAAAATTTCTTTAGAAAATATATGTACCCAGAAGTTGAAGGTTTTGTATCACATTATCCACCAACATTTGAAATTAAATTTTATGATGCAATAACTAATGATGAAATAGAAGAAAGCGTTTACATGCCAATGATTCATGATTGTTATATAACAGGTGTTGATGTAACAATTAATCCAGAAGGTAATAGTTTTCACAAAGCGTCAAATGGTTTTGCACCAACATCTACTAATATGACACTCACCTTTGCTGAAGGTCGTATGCTATCTCGTCATGATATATACAACAAAGATAATTTACAATATAATTATTCTAGGCCTAATTCATCCGCTGATATTTCAGTAGCACCAAAAGGAGATTAATATGAGCTTTTTTAGACAATTTCCAAAAGTAGAATATGATTTTAATCGTACAGGAGTTTTACAAAACATGGTTGATCTCTTTCGATCAGTCAGACCTTTACCATCTTTTTTAGATAATTATTCAGCATATAAATTTTATGAAGTTAAAAATGGTGAACGACCTGATATTGTATCACAAAGATTATATGGTTCATCACAATATTATTGGACATTCTTTGTTATTAATGATTTTTTACATGATGGTATGAGATCATGGCCGTTAAGTCAAGAAGATTTATTTGATTATATTGCAAAACAATACGAAGGATATGCTATCGAAACAAATCCAGTTATTGTACGTGATACTGATGGGTTAATAACCGATCATAGGAATAGCTTATCAGGGCGATTTACTCTTGGTGAAACAATAACAGGTGCAACAAGTGGAGCATCAGGTAAACTTGTTGCCAAAAATGCTGATCTTTCTCAAATCGTAGTACAAAATGTTACAGGTGGAGCCTTTATTGGAACAGCAGGTTCATCAACTGAATTAGTTGTGGGCCAAACATCTGGTGATTCAGTATCAACATGGAATGTATATCCATACGCAGAAGCACCATATTACTATTATAATGTAAACGATGCTGATAAAAAACCAGTAACAAATTCAGATCATATTATAGGTGGTGTTGATCCATTACAATTATCATATGTTACAAATCGAGCACATATTATAGAAGAAAATGATGAGCATTCAAAAATCAGAATCATTGATCCTGCATATGTAGAACGATTTGTGGATCAGTTTGAAGAATTAATTAATGAGTAGTAAAGGAACATCCAGGCAATTTGGTTCAAGTGGCGATTCAATCGTCCCAGGTTCCTATACGCTTGATTATGTTTTCCTTTATACAAACAAAGGTATTGAACTTAATATAGAAAATCTTGTTAATAATTTTTATATTAATGAATCTCTTGATACACCGTTTTTAGAAATGGATATTCAAATTGTTGATGGTGCAAATTTACTTGAAGAACATCGATTAAATGGTAATGAAAAGATTAAAATGTTAATTAAACAATCACCATTATCAGATGATTTAAATCCAATTAAATGGGAATTAAATTTAAGAGTATCAGAAGTTTATGGATATGTTCGTAATCTACCAAGTAAACAATTCTATAATTTAAAATGTACATCAGAACATATGTATTTAAATTCAGCAAAGGTTTTAAGAAGATCGTTTGAAGGTACTATTGGAAATCTTATTAAAAAAATATGTAATGATATTAATATTAAACCAAAATTTATTAATGAAAGCAGTAAAAATGTTATAAAAGGAATATATCCTACAATTAAACCAATACAAGCTGCTAATTGGTTAATGCGTAATGCATTTGAAGATGGTACACCATTCTATTTTTATGAAACAGTTTTAAATGGAATTCATTTTGATTCATATAAATCATTTGTTAATAAAGAAGTATATAAAACATTTGATTATAAACCACAAATACAAAAGAGTTTAGGTGTTGAAGGTTCATTTGATGAAATAGCAAAAAGAGTTCGTAAAATTACTGGGCCATTTAATATGTCGCAATTAAGTGCTGTAAGCCAAGGTGCGTATAGTTCATCTTTATTTACAGTTGATATTGCAACAAAAGATTTTAAAGAATCAAATTATACATATACAGATAATTTAAAACTTAATAAAAATCAACCATTTAATACTGATCATAAAATATTTGATCGTGAATATAATACATTAAAAGAATCAAAAAATCATTTTGTATCATTAAACTCAAAAGCATTTAAGCAGGGTAATTATCATGCTCCATTAGATCAAACTCTTTTAAAAAATGAATCATATTTAAAAAATATTAATTTTAATGTATTACAAATTACAATACCTGGAGATTTTGAACTTGAAGTTGGATCTAAAATTAATTTAGAAATAGTTAAGGCTACTACATTTGAACATTTAGGAGATCCTGCATCTATGAAAGATAAATTTTTATCAGGAATTTATTTAGTAAGTAAAATATCTCATGTATTTAATGAAGAATTTATGCAAATTGTAGAAATTAAGAGAGATTCCTTGGGAGTAGATATTAATGCGTAATGAAGATCAATTTATAGGTGGTGAATTTAGTTGGTTTACTGGTGTTATTGAGGATATTAATGATCCTGATAATTTAAATCGAGTAAAAGTTCGATGCCACGGTTGGCATACATCAAATGCAAGTTTAGTATCTACTGAAAATTTACCTTGGGCAACTGTTATGATGCCAGTCACATCGGCATCGATTCAAGGGAATGGTGGTAATCATCATTTGGAAGTAGGTTCGTGGGTCGTTGGATTCTTTAGAGATGGACCAAGTGCTCAAGATCCTATGGTAATGGGTTCAATTGCAACACAAACAAATGGTACTCAGGATATACCAACAGAATCATCAGTAGATAATAAAGTATATAAATCAAAAGCGGGCCATTTAATTGAAATTGATAATGAAGATGGTGGAGAAAGAATTAATATTAAACATAAATCTGGTTCCTATATTCTTTTTAAGGCTGATGGCCAAATAGAAATTAAATCACTTGTTAAAACAACGGTAATATAATGGCAGTGCCAAGTGTTACATTGCCGGCTTTAGAATGTCCTGACGTTTTATTACCTACGCCCGCAAATCTTTCAAATCTTTTTGGTGGTTTAGCCACAATGTCATATCGTTATCCTGACGAATTAGCAGATTTAAAAGCAAAATTAGAACAAATCGAAGAAGATATATTAGATATTTACAATCCTAAGTGGGAAAAGATTGATATACCAGAAAAGAAATGGGATATTATGATGACTCGTTTAGCAGCTGAATATCCAATGTATGTACAAAAAAAGATACTTGAATTAATTAATAGTCTTTTTCCAATTGAATTTAATGTTACTATTTTAGGTATATCAATTGATATATTAGAATTTTTAGAAGATCCATCATCAATCAGAGATTCACTTGAATTGGAAGAGATTGATAGTATATATGATTTAATACCTGATGAATATAAAGTATGGGATAAGTTTGAAACAGCTGATTTTAAAAAAGAATCAGTGATTAATTATATACGATCTGAAGTTGCAAAGAAAATGAATTTATTAATGCATGGCGGGTTTACAGGTTTAATTGGTTTATTTAGTGAGATATGGGATACGCTTGGATTACCTTCAATTCCAGCGTTAGAAGAACTTGATTTAGAAGCTTTAATCCGTGATAAAACAACAGAGGAATTAGAATCAATATCAATCTTTGGTTATAGTTTAAATGATTTACTTGGTGGTGAGTTTGATAATAATGTTGATATTGATGAATATAATAAAGAACGATTATTAAAACGAGCTCGTGAATTTGCTGAAGAATGGCAAACATATTTAATTAAAAAATGGATGGAAAAGGTTACAAGTTTCTTTGATGCGATTGGATTAGGTGCTTTAACTCAATGGATAACCTTTACATTCTGTGATTTTTTAACAATAATAGGATTTCCAACAACAATAGATTTACCACCTTCAATACAAACCGAGCTTAACCGTTGCTGAAAGTGGCGAATAAAAGATATAAATAACTATATGGCAGGATTACTTACAGGCGATAAAAGCATATCAGGTAACTTAGAACAAGCACGTATTGTTTCTAAAAAGAAGCCTTGGCGCGATTTAGATCTTTCTTTAAAGATTCATCCTATACGAAAGGATATCATCCCTTTAAAAGATGATGCAGCAATTAAGAATGCTGTAAAGAATTTATTAGTCAGTAACTTTTTTGAACGACCTTTTCAGCCAACATTAGGTGCTAATTTAAGAGGTTTATTGTTTGAACCTGCAGATGCAATTACTAAATTAGATCTTAAACAAGGAATTCGTAGAGTATTAGATACTCATGAACCAAGAATTAAAGTTTTAAATATTAAAGTTCTTGACGAATCAGACAATAATTCATATAGAATTACAGTAAATTTTTTAATCAAAGAATACGATACAGCAGAAAGTGTTGAAATTGTATTAAGAAGGCTCAGATAATATGGCAACAAATTTAAATGTAACGGAATTAGATTTTGCAGACATTAAGCAAAATTTAAAAAACTTTTTAAAACAACAAACAGAGTTTAATGATTATGACTTTGATGGTAGTGGATTAAATGTTTTATTAGATGTGTTAGCATATAACACTCACTATAACGCATTGAACGCTCACTATTCATTAAATGAATCATTCCTTGATTCTGCTCAGATTCGTGGTAATGTTGTCACAAGAGCAAAACTTTTAGGTTATACTCCTCGTTCAGTTTTATCGCCAAGAGGTAAAGTTGATATTGTTGTTAATGTTGCTGCAGAAGTAGGAACTAAACCTAC